GACGAATAAACCGAAGCGCGACGCAGAGTAACGCAAGTCTTCGAGTTTCCCTGGGTTAGGCAGTACTTGTAAATGCAAGGACCGGGTCAGCATCTTCCCTCCGTTCGCCGTCGTGGCGCACTCAAACACGTCTCGCTCTGCTGCGCAACCGCTCCGACTGCGGTTCGGCTTATCTGTAGCCATTACACAAGCTTTTGTGGTATAGCGACCGAAAACAGACCAGCGTGCTTGAGTTCGCGCGGCCGAAGCGTTCAGATGAACACCCAACTATGAAGCCGGTTGAGCTCGTTGGGTACCTAATGGGGAACAGCACTAAACCTGGCATGCTTATTTTAGACACGTTTGGCGGCAGCGGAACTACTATGATTGCGGCGGAGAAGTCGGGGCGGCGCGCAAACCTAATAGAGCTGTCGCCTACTTATTGTGACGTGACAGTCGCTCGCTGGGAGAAGTTTACAGGCAAGACCGCTGAGCTACTTCCCGCGCTCGAGTAAAAACCGCTTGATAGAAGCACGCACGAAGTCGGTCAGCGACATGTCGATGATACCGAGTTCGACGCGCAGCCTGCCATGGAGTGACCGCTCTATCTTGACTGCGACAGGGACGAGATCCTCTCGAGTGTCGAGGAAGGCTTTAAGCCCCGGTTTTAATTTGCGACGCGATAGCATAATTCTGCTCTGCCTCAATCTCCACGAAAGTCGTGCGGTAGTCGTTTAGTGCCGCTAGAAACATTTCCTCGGCCTCTTTGGTTGGATGGCCGATTAGGATCTCGGCCATGATCTGTAGGTTCTTCTGGGTCTCGGCGCGGTTTCTCATAAACTATCCTCCGGCGGCTTGCTGCACTCGTTGTGTCGTTCAATCTTAGATGCGCCGACGAAGAACACGAGCGAGCACAGGCTGAGAAAAGCCCACGCGCCGGCGATCATCAACAGCGTGCGGTTATCCATTGGTCACTCGAATCGGCGCGTTAAGCGCTGCAGCGGATGGGCTCACGAAGACGTTTTTTGCTTGTTTCATAATCATTTGCTCCTGGGCTAAGTATGCGCTCGCTATGCAATTAATGCAAGCACATTATGCATGCACAATTACACAGACAAACGCGGTCATTCGACGCTTGATATATCGCCCGAGATGCGCAATGGTCGCGCCTATGGAGTTTCACCCGAAATGTCACAAACCAGAATGCAACATCACAACGCTACACGTCACTGGGCTATGCTATGAGCACAGATCATTCGAGTGCATCATCTGCGGCAAGGCCGTTAGCACCGGCTCTCGTAACTACAGCTCCAAGTTCTGCGGGCCCTGCAAACGCTACATGCCTGAAACCCGTGAGAGGCTCATCAAAGAGCGCAAGCAACAATCTGTTCATCGACCGTAAGCGCGGCGAGCACATCATCGTGCACGTCGAGGGCGTCCCAGGGATGCGCGCGGAGCTCTGGATCGAAGAGATCCACCGCAGTCATGTCAGGCTGCGCGTCACGGGGAGTCACACCATCCGATTCGACCGCTCCGAGTGGCACGAGCGGAGCAAGAAACCCAGGTAACTTGCATTAGTCCAGATTCGTGCTGCAATGGTTGTGTTGCAACACGAGATCATGGTCGACCTGAAAGCGTTTGCCCTTGCAATGCGTGACTCCGGCAAGACGTGCTCGCGAGAGGCTTACCGCCTATGGCCTCTTGCAAAATTCACAGAGAGAAAAGTCCGCGAAGTCTTCGGCGGCTGGTCAACGGCGCTGCAAGCGTGCGGCATGGACCCTCACCATCCCGTCAGGAAGAAGAAGCTCACGGGGGCGGAGCTTAATGTAAAGCTATTTGGGCGAGACATAATCGAAGTTATAAAAGAACAACACGCAATACAGAAAAACCCGACGCGGCCAACGATGCCTAACGACGTCGTTGTTATAGCTGGCGACATCCACTTTCCATTCTCAAGTCCCGTGGCACTTACCGCATTCTATGCCCTGGTTGAAGACCTTAAGCCGACTATAGTAGCGCAGTGTGGCGACCTCTACGATATGTATTCCCAATCTAAGTTCCCAGCGTCGATGAATATCTACACACCAGCAGCAGAGATGTCCCTCGCTCGATCAATGGCGGAAAGCTTCTGGGCCACCGTCAAGCGCATTGTCCCAAAGGCTAGCTGCATACAAATTTTAGGCAACCACAGCGCCAGGCCATTCAAGCGGCTTATGGAGTCTTGGCCGCAAGGTGAACACCTAGTTGATCTGCGGAAATGGTTTGAGTTTGATGGCGTAAAAACGTACCACGACCAAAGGGAAGAGGTGCCAATCGGTGACGCTCTTCTCATTCACGGTTACAAATCAAAGCTAGGCGAACACAGGGACCATCTTTTACGGAGCGTGATATGCGGCCACTCGCATTTAGGCGGTGTCAGTTATCGCAGCATAAGGCTACCCGGAGACAACAGGGAGACTGTTCTGTGGGAACTGAACTGCGGTTATATGGCAGACCCGCAGAGCAAGGCTCTAAGCTATACGCCAGGAAAAATAACGCGCTGGACTCACGGCGTAGGAGTAGTTGATAAATGGGGGCCGCGCTTCGTAGCATTTTAGTTTGCGCGTTGTTTAAAAAAATGAGTCTCTAGGTCTACTTGCTCGATTTAAAGAAAACGCATCGCCAGAAACGAATTGATAAGTACAATGAATCTGAGTGGCTGTATACTCCCGGCCGCTTAGTGGGGGGCGGCAGGAGGCATCAAGGAACGATTAACCCTGCCGTCGTTAAGAAGAAGAAACGAAACACTACGCCGCATCCGCCGCGGATAGCTAAGTGGCTGAGGGGTCAGGAGTATAAAAGGCAATGCTTAAACTGTGAAGAAAAGTTCAAAGCCACTTCAAGATTCTTTCGCCTCTGCGCTGCCTGCCGAAGACGAGCTGACTATTATGGAGACGAATGACTACCTCGTGGTCTCCAATATCTCCGCAAGCCAATGGGCGCAGATACGCGCGTTATCAATTCAGATCAATGACTCCGGCAGACATAACGGCGATCAAATGAAGAGCGCTATAGATGGGTTTCTTCTGTGGCTCGGCGATCAGGATAAAGAATTCGCCTACGCATCTGGAGATAACGAGATTAAAAAGGGTAACACGTTCACTCACTAGTATTGACAGTATCAAAAGGGATGACAATATCCCCATAAAGTACGGATGACTAAACGGCTCATGGGGGTGAGCTATCCGATGGCAAAACAAACGCACCAATCAAAACAAATTTCAGATAAGCCAGCGCTCGCAGACGGCGTTCAGGTTCTCGAGACAGAGCGCGTATACAAAGGCACTCAAGAGATTGATCACGACCTATTCAAACTCAATGTCGCGAAGATGCAGCGAAACGCATCGTACACTGATGACCCGATCTACATCGCTCAGGATCACAGTCACATTTATCACACTGTTGATTCGTCAGGCACGCCGCAGGAGAATTCAGCAGAGGTCGGCGGGCATTATCACAAGGTCACGGCAGAGTTTAGGGATGGTAAGTTCTACACGGCGTGCTCTCCTCCACTTAAATCGGTCGTGAGTAAGCGCAACGGGGCAGCGTCTAGGCGGTCTATCGCAGTGACCGGCGATGACCACACGCACGTTGTCGAATACAAAGGCTCGCAGAAGATCAGACCACGCGCGCTCAACACCGAGTACGTTAAGTTTCAGTCGAGTCAGGCTGCCGCGCAGTCGCCGGCAGCACCTGCTGACGTTCTCGAGCGCTAATCAGTGTCTGACATGAAGCAGATGTGCCGGGCTGACTTCCTGGAATATATTGCAATGCGCGATATGGACTCGGAACTAAAAAGGGCACTCAAAGCGCATGAGCGAGTACCTGTATTTATAGATAACCTCGCGCGTGAATTCTACAAATGCCCGATCAAGATTAGTCGTGAGACGATTAAGTCAGCCGTCTATGACATGACGGAGGTCTTCATTGGCGCTCTTATACTGAAGGCGAATGAAGCGTTACTGTCCGATGTAGCGAGGGGCCAGATCAAAGCTCAACAACAGCAAGACAAAGAGCTGAAAGAGGTTTTAAGTGCCATCATTGACGGACAGGAAGAAACGGTCGAGACGAGCGCCAAAGGCGAAGTCACTCAATCCTCATCAGAAGTACGTCTATAAGCCGGCGTATTGTGCGGAGCTCGTAGAGGCTGCCAAACGCGGCGAGAGCATTCTCGGGTTCGCATGTTCGATCAACGTCGCTCGTCCGATCCTCTACTACTGGGCCGGGCACCATCCAGAGTTTAAGGATGCGATGGCTATGGCCCGGCAACATAATGAGCACCACTTCCAGAGGATTGGACGCGGCATCATGACCGGGAACCTCAAGGGCGCGAACGTAGCGGCCTGGATCTTCTGGATGAAAGCGCAGTTCAATTGGGACGAAGCCGGCACGAATGAGTTCCAGGAAGACGTCGGACTCGAGTTTGAATCGTGATGGATACCAAACTGATCGCGGAGAGGCTGAGACGCGACATCAAAGCTAGCTACGTCGACTCAGATGGTCTGATCACTTATCAGCAACACCCAGGGGATTCACCGAACGGCTCCGGCAACGGGCTCCTGCTGTGCTCGCTTTACATACTGACGCTCCGTGATATCGGCGAACTAACAGACGTGGATAAGGTTTGGTTCCATAACGTCGTGATGGATTCCTCGGTTGAGCGCGGGCTACTCAATAGAGGTCCGCATCATCACGATCAAGAGGCGATGGACGACTACACGGCGGTGACCGCGGCATCATCCCTCTACGGCTGGCGCGATATATGCGAAGGCATTCTTAGCTATGGCCAAATGCGCACGGTTCGCACGCCATATGGCGCGAGGCTCAACTACTACTACAACAACGTAAAGCCAGGTACGTTCTACCATCACGATGGGCGAAAGAACTGGAGCGCGTGGCTTGGCAGGATGCCGCAGTTCGTCGCGCATCTCCACTTCGCAGCATGGAAAGATCCGGGGATATTCTACCGGCTCGCGTGGCGTCTAGCCATGTGGGCGTCGAAGTCCGCTGACGCTAAGGATACCGACGCTTGGCTGTTCAGCTATCTTCTCTGCCGCGCGGCAAGGGCCGGTTCTGGCCGCTCAGAAATCCACAACGCTGCCGAGAAGTGGACCGTCGCGTTCGCAGCCAAGCACGGCAATTTTAAAAACCTACTCGTCCAGCTTCTAGGTGACGATCACCCGATATCGGCAGCATATCCAGCAATGCTGCCGTGAACATCAAGATCGCGTATAAGAAGAACGCGCACCAAGCAGTGTTCCATTCTGATGTGACCGCGAAGTACTTGCATCTATCGTCGGGCTTTGCGGGCGGAAAAACTTTTGGCCTAGCAATGAAGGGCTTTCAGCTTAGTTATATCAATCAGCACTTCGCAGGCGGCTGCGTTGTTCCATCAATCGCAGACTACAAGAAGGACATGCTCCCAGTCTTCCACGACATCCTTGCTGCCAATAACATCAAGTACAAATATCACCACACCGATAAGTGGTACCGGTTCCCGTGGTCACGCGGCACGCTTCAGATCGCATCGGCGGAGAAGTCGTTACGCGGTCCCAACTGGGGCTATGCGTTATTCAATGAAGTGACGCTCATGGATCACGTCAGATATAAAGAGGGCATCGGTCGCGTGAGGGTGAAGGGCGCTCCGTGTCCGCAGATCGCATCGTCTGGTACACCAGAAGGCACAGATCACTGGCTACATGAGCAGTTCATTGAGAAGCCGCTCCCTAACTCACGCATCATCTACGGCGACACAAGAGACAACGCAGAGAACCTAGCGCCGGATTATATCCAATCACTCGAGGACTCATACGACTCAGTGATGATCGACGCATACCTGCGCGGCATGTTCGTCAACATGAATGGGAACCGATTCTATTACGCATATGACCCGAAGCGGAACACTGACAAGACGCTCGAGCGCATCTCAGGCTTAGAGGTTCTTATATCGCTCGACTTCAACGTTGACCCGATGTGCGCGACCATGTGGCACGTCTTGCCGGTTAGGAACATGCAGGGCGAGCGCGCGGCCGATGTCCACGGCGTTGGCTCAAAGCGTCTCATAGCATTTGATCAGATCGAGCTCGGCGGGCCGATGGGCGCAAACACGAAGAATATGTGCGACGCCATCAAAGCCCGCGGCTATCACCCCGATGATTGCACCATCTACCCTGACCCAGCCGGCAAGGCGCGCTCTACCACTGGCGAGCCGAACATCACCATCCTGCGTCAAGAGGGTTTCGATAAGATTAAGTATCGCAACGTTGCACCACAATTCAGGCGTCGCCAGCTTGCCACTAATAATCTTCTCGAGAAGGGCCTGGTAGTTTGCCACCCAGACAACTGCAATGGCATACGGAAGGACTGGGAGTCTTGTGAACGTGACGAGGTTACGGGCGGCAAGATCAAGACGAACCCAAAGCTAACGCACCACTCAGACGGTTTCGATTACATGATCGACCTCGAATTCCCGCTATCAGGTCAGAAGCCGGACTCGCGCATCGTGAAATTCCGATAGATGAACGAAGCAATTTCCATGCTTATACTGAGGAAGATGAACCAAAGCACTAAGAGCAATGCGTCAATCCATACTTAACCAGGGGAACCTGTGAAATTATCCATCCAGGAACAGATTCTAAACCAAGACCTCCGCCAGAAGCTCATCGAAGAGATCAACGCGTCCAGCAATGGGCAGCGTAAGGCCGAAGCATTCAAGCGCTACCAGTGCATGAAAGACCACTCGGACGTCTACGTTATGGAACTGCTCATGGCGCAGTTCGATGCAGGCACGGTCCGCGAGATGCAGTATGCACTGAGCAACATCTCCATCATGCGAAAGATCGTAGACAAGATCGCACGCGTCTATGCAAACGGTGTGAAGCGTTCCGCGAAGAAGAAGACCGAGACCAAGGCCATCGAAGAGATGGCAGAGCAGATGAAGCTGAACGAGCAGATGCGGAAGGTGAACAAGTACCTCGTCGCATTCAGAAACGCACTCATGTACATCAGGCCAACGAAGGAGTCCGGCGCGATGGCCGGCAAGTATTCTATCGTCGCGCGCCCAGTGCCGCCATTCCTCTATGACGTATTCTCAGACCCGAACGATCCAGAGAAGCCAATGGTCGTCGTGCTGTCTGATTATAAGAACGCGAACGACATCAAGTATGTGATCGGTGACGCTGCTGTCGCTGCTCGAGGCGCAGCGCCTAGCGGTAACATCGGCGTGGTCCGCGGCGTGGATGCAACGATGGTCTCGCAGCCTAGAAAGACAGCAATCCCGCAGGCTAACGTCGGAGTTGATACAGGCCAATACATCTGGTGGTCTGCCGCGTACCATTTCACGACCGATGCAAAGGGCGTCATCATCTCCGGCACGGATGAGTTCATCAATCCTATCGGCGCGCTACCGTTCGTGAACTACGCCAGAGATCAAGACGGATCTTACTGGGCTGAAGGCGGGTCAGACCTTGCTGATGGTTCGATCCGGGTTAACGCTCTGCTGACCAACATCAACCACGTCTCGATTCAGCAGGGTTACGGCCAGCTATTCATGACGGGCAAGAATCTACCGAAGTCTTTCAAGGTCGGCCCGAACCACGCACTACAACTTGAGTACAACGAAGGCGATCCAACACCGACTGTTGGGTTCTTGTCGGCAAACCCACCCGTTGGTGATCTGCAGAAGATGGCTGAGATGTATGTCGCGCTCTTGCTCACGACTAATAACCTCTCAGTCTCCGGCTTCTCCACGTCACTCAGCGACTCGCGCCAGTTCGCGTCAGGCGTTGCCATGATGATCGACAAGTCGGAGCTCATCGAGGACATCACTGAGCAGTCTGAATTATTCTCGAACCGCGAGCGGGAGGTCTGGAAGCTCATCGGTAACTGGCATAGCTACTACAAGCAGCGCGAGCTACTCGCAGAGCCGCAGTCTCATATCGCGGTGCCAGCTGACGCGGACGTCAACGTTGCGTTCCCATCTCCTATGACAGTGCTGTCAGAGAATGAGTTACTGGACATCATCCAGAAACGGCGCGATCTCGGGTTGTCGACAGATGTCGAGCTCATTCAGCGGGATAATCCATCTCTGACTGAAGATGAAGCGCTTGCTAAGATAGAAGCGATTACAGCTGAGAGCAAAGCACGAATGAATGCGGCGCAGGATGCCATGGGGAACCAACCAACCAACTGACGACGACACAGACCCAAACGAACTAGGGGAATTGAATGGCGCTAAAGGTAACAAGCAATCAGGGAACGCCAAGCAAAACAGTTTCGGAGATTGATCTCGTCTCGGACCTTCTCGTCAGCGCCGAAACGAAGCGGAACATCAAGCGTGACGTCGGGGACTACCTCGTCGAGAAGACGCTTCAATATGTGGCAGACCAACAGAGCCCGGTGACTGGCGAGAAGTGGCCGAAGCTAAGCAAGGAATACTCAGCGCTCAAGAATGCAGAGGGTGCCACTGTAGCGGCCAATATGGAATTGTCTGGCGACATGCTGAACGCACTCACTTACCGCAACACCGCGGATGGCGTTGAGCTAGGGTTCTTCGACTCTGAGGCGTGGAAGGCAGACGGCCACCTGAAGTTCTCCGGCGAGGAAAACCACCTACCACAACGCAGGTTTCTCCCCGCTGAGGGTCAGACGTTCAAGCGCGAGATCGCAAGTGAGATCGAGTCCATCATAGCTGACTACATCGGGAAGGACGCGGACCTTTCCAAGAGCGACTTCGACGGAGTAGAAACAGCAGCGGACTTGTGGCGCGTTCTCAGTGAGTCGTTCGAGGACATGAGCCGCGCGGATATCAGGGCTATCATCGCAGGGTCAGTGGATCTGTCAGAGCTACTCGATGACCTCGACTTACTGGGATTCCTCTAGTGGCTAAAGTGACAACGGCTGTTCACTTTGCAATAAACAGCCTCATCAATCGGTTCATGGGTGAGACAGAGAAGCGCGAGCTAGGCGAAACGTTCACGAGTCTAGCAAAGGATATGATCTCGAAAGGCATCAGCCCAGTCAGGGGTCACCGGAAGTTCGAGAGCTACAATGCGCAGAACACAGGGAAGAAGGGCTACCCGTACAACATCATGAGGCAGTACGCATCCAAACGCGCGCGTCCTGTGAACCTCTACCTCTCCGGCAGCATGCTGAACGGCTACAGTTGGAGAAGTAAGCCAGGGCAACTGATCGAAGTCGGATATGTAAACGTCAGCGGAGTGGACGCCATTAAGGCGCAAGTGCATAACGACGGCACAAGGAACATACCAGCCAGGCCAACAGTCGCTAACAAACCTGGGCAACAGTTCGCTGTTGCGATTATGCGAGAATTGATTAGCGTGTACCGAAAACGTCTTGAAGACATCATCAAGAAATCGAACAAATAAGGAGGGCTGACTATGCCTGAACAAGTGAAGACCGCAGAAGTAACGACCGCAGAGACAGTTGTTGCCGCAGTGCAGGAGACCGTTGGAGCTGCTGAATATCAGCGGGTGCTAGCCGATGCGACTAAGCACAAGGCAGAAGCGAAGAAGTTTCAAGTCGAGCTAGAGACTAAGCGCGTCGACGAGATGAAGAAGGCCAACGAATGGGAAAGCCTCGCGAAATTACGCGAAGAGAAGCTGACCGCGCTCGAGGCAGACAATACCCGCATGAAAGAGTCTTTCGTGAACGAGAAGAAGTTTAGCGCAGTCAAGGTGCTGGCCGTTGCTGCCGGGCTCCGTAAGGAAGCGCTTTCAGACCTCGACTTGCTGGAATTAAATTCTGTTATGCTCGAGACAACTTCTACAGGTAAGATGAACGTATTGGGCGCAGAGAGGTTCGTTGAATCACTCAAGACAAGCAAACCCCATTGGTTCGCGGCTCCTACAGCTCCAAACGTTAACACGGATGGAGTTACAGTAGTCGACAGCATGGTGGGACCAGTCACCGTGGAAATGATTATGGCTGCCGAGAAAGAATCGCTCAAGACAGGCGACAAATCGAAGTACCATGATTTACACAACAAGTACCGGAAACAGCCTGGCCGCATGGCCTAAGTCTTCGGTAAATTCACGGAGGATTTACAATGGCCGATCAAGTCATCAACGCCGCTACTAATCTCTCGGCCATCGTGCCAGAGGTTTGGTCCCGCAGAAGTTACGACGTTCTCTTGGCCGAGCTCGCTTTCAATTCGCTGATCTCAGCGGATTACGAAGGCGATATTCGGGATCTTGGCGATATCGTCAACATCAGCAGCTTCCCAGAGTTTGACTCCGGAGAAGAACTTGCCGAGGAAGGCCGGTCTGACGCAAAAGCAATTACCGTCACGTCGCAGCAACTCACCGTCAACAAGCGCGTCGTGAAAGACTTCATCGTCACCCGCCTTGCAACGCTTCAGAGTTTGCCGCACATGGACAAGCTTCGTGAACTCGCAGTGTACGCGATCATGAAGAAGGTCCATTCGACAATCATCGCAACGATTGTTCCGAGCGCGTCAGCTCCCGATCACTCGGTAGCGTACGACTCAGCCACGACTCTCGCTCTCGCAGACATCCTTGAAGTTAAGGAACTGCTTGATGCGCAAGACGTGCCAGCGGCCAATCGTCACATGGTTCTCGGCGCGGCTCAATCCAATGATATTTTTAATATCACGGGATTCACTTCGTCCGACTTCATGCAGACGGGATCGCCTCTTTCGACGGGCCAGCTCCCGTCGGGGCTGCTCGGCTTCATGCCGCACCTCACGACTGAGGTTGGCAATACGTCGTACTTCTTCCATCCAACGTTCATGACCATGGCGATGCAAGAAGGCATGCGAGTCAATGAATACGACCTTGGCGTTGATGGCAAGCGCGGGGTCCGCGTTAACTGCGATCTTCTCTGGGGCCTGAAACAGCTTGATAGCCTCCGCGTCTGTACGCTGGCCTAATTAGGAAAGGGACATAGAAATGAGTTATTTTTCACCTGAGAAATTCCAACAAGTTATCTATTTCAGCGGAGTCGCTGGAACGGGTAACTTGAGTGGTTCGGACGCGAGCAATGCTAAGGGCATTGCTGCTGACACTAACGTATGGCCGATTCCAGCTAAGTGCCTGATCGAGCGATGTTACATCGTGATCGACACGGCCATTACTGGGACGACCAATCTTGACTTCGGCGACGACGATGACGCTGATGGATTCGTCGATGGTTCCCTCTCTGTCACGCTTGGTACGGCGGGCATGTATGGATGGGACGCGAAGAAGGCTGGGGCCTACCTTCGTGTTGAGACTGCTGGAGCCACTGACCCAGCGGACATCTACGTCGTTCCTGCTGCGAAGTACTACGCTTCGTCTGGAAAAAAGATCAAGTGCGCTATCTCCACGACCAACACTGCCGGCGCATTCAAGCTCGTTGTTGAAGGGTCGATGTTGGGTTAATTGGCCACTCTAATTACTCGCCTTAGATTTGTATCTTCACGGAAGCCAGAGCAGCTCGGTCAATATCTGACTGCTCTTGGCTTCCGTGTTCAAATTTACGGCGCGCCTGTGTTTGATGGTAAGCGTTTGTTTTTATGGTTCGTCCCGCCTGATAACGGCCGGGATGTTCCAAGCACAAATATTTGAGGTGACCTATGGGCGTTCCAATCCATCCAGCTGGCGCAGTAGAGAACCTGAAAGTGGATTCTGTCGCTATCGCTGAAGTGTCGCTGTTTACTCCGACGCTGGACGATAGCGTGTTTGAGGTGCAGCTGGTTACATTGGCAACTGTTGCTGGTACGACCACGGGCGACTTCTTCATTGTCGAGAACGCGGCCGGATTAAAGATGGCTGTATGGCTGGATAAGGCCGGAACCAATAGCCCGCCAATTGGGGCGATTTATTCTGCCGCAGACGTGAAGGTAAGAGCTAACATCAGCTCAGACACTACTGCTACCACTGTGAGTGCTCGAGTAGCTGCCGCTATGACTGCCGGAGGTCCCATTGCCAACCTCACCAGGCTAGACAACCTCGATGGCACGATCACATTTACTGCAACGAAGGTTGGCAACGTAACAGCTCCATCTCAATTCCGAGCTGACGAGGGCGGCGCTGGCTCTGTCGTCACCGCAACAGTTACTGGCGGCGTTGCATCGAGTTTGCAGAATGACTATGTGATCATCCGTAATGATGCCACCACGTACCATGCATGGCTCAATGTGAACAGCGAAGGCACTGATCCTGCTCCTGCCAGTTCCACTGCGATCGCAGTAACTGCAGCATCAGGGGCGACCCAGGCTACGATAGCGGCAGCATTCGCAGCAGCCATTGACGCCAATGCGAATTTCTATGCAAACGTTTTTGGAGCCGATCAGGTGCAAGTCAGAAACGTAACGGGCGGAACGGTAACAGACATCTCGGTCACTAACGCTACTGGGTTTACGGCATCAGTTCTTAGCCAGGGCGCAGCGGCTAACGCAACTGGGATTAACCCGGCATCGAGCCCTGAGTCTATTTCAAATAATCCAAGCGCAGTTTAACCAGAGGAAACCAAATGAACGCAGAACAAGAAGCCCCAAAAGTAGAAGAAGCCCCTGCCGCAGTTCCAGAAGCACCGAAGCCAGCAGAGCCAGAAGCTGCTCCAGAAGCTGCACCAGAAGCGCCAGGAAAAGAACTGGCGACCGCTTAACGACCCGCGATCAGCATGCGGGACTGGCGACTTGCTGCTTACCGCTGCCGGCGGCACGGTTACGCTGACTGGAACGAGTACGACGAACCTCCCGACTGGATCGGGTAGGACGCTTGGGTGTGGCACCGGAACGGCTAAGACAATTGGAGCCGGCTCTGTATCCATGGATATCGACGCATTCGCTTACGATTTCTCGCCGAGTACATTGAGGTAGTGTGGCATGGCTTACATCATAAGGAAGTTTAAATGGATGTTTTGGTGCAGCTTTGCTCTGAACTTAGGGCTTATTACATAGTAGTTCCTGACCCGCTACCATGAGAGGCATAATAGACTATGGCAATCTTTCCAGTTCTCGAAACAGAAGATAGAGTCCAGATCAGCGACAAGACGCGCATCAGCTGCGCTGGCTCTTTCGTTGCTGGAACCTCAAACGCGATCACGAACAGAGAGATCAAGCCAGGAGCGGCAGAGACTTACATCTCAGTTACATCGGCGCAGTTTCTCGATTGGCAGTTTGCGTTTACCGTCGACATCGGAACGACCAATAACAAAATCAACTTCAAAGAGAGCGGCGCTGAGCTAACGGCAACGCTGACGAGCGGGAACTATACGCTCGCGACCCTTGCCACAGAGATCCAGACACAGATGACATCGGCTGGCGGAACGTATACTGTGACCGTGCTCAACTCTGTTTACACCATTGCCGGCGCTGCCACGTTCTCGCTCTTGATTAAGAGCGGAACCAATGCCGCGACTTCCGCATTACCGCACATCGGCTTTACAGGAACAGTCGACAAGGCGAATGCAGCTACCTACGACAGCGCCATGGTCAAGTCAGCCACCAGGACCATCAGCCTGCGCGTTACGAATGCAGACGGTAACGAAGTCATCACCAAAAACATCAGCGTGTTTTCTGTTGCCGGTGATCGACTCTACTCGACGGACGATCTTCTGAAGCTCAGTGAGCCGAAGATTATGAACCTAGTCCAGACAGGGAGGACCACGTTCAAAGACATCCATCGTCGGTGCCAAGACTTGATTCTAGCCTTCCTCGATAAAGAGGGTCACGTCGACGCGTATGGTGACAAGTTCACGAAGGACACCTTGCTAGACACCGAGGAACTGCAAGAGTGGTCGACATTCATGGCTCTTCGGCTCATCCACGAGGGACGATCTAATGCGACAAACGACATATTCCACGAAAAAGCGGGGCGCTATCGCGAGCTCGAGAAGTTTCACCGAGAGCGCGCGGTCCTTCGTGTGGATCTGGACGCTTCTGGTTCTGTTGATGATTTTGAGCAGACCGATATTCGCTCCACTGTTGTGGTAAGGCGTTAGAGGTGGCAATCGCAGACGTCCGAACTTACGCCAGGGCTCGCATGGACGCTCTCAGCTACGTTGAGCACTATGACGGTTTCAATTTTGAGAACATCCCAGGGACTAAGTTTGACACGGCATACCACATAGAGATGGGCGTGGCCCGCGGCTTGTCGAACAACCAGAACTGTCAGGTGACTGAGGTGCCTTATACGGTGCGCGCGTTCTTCGCAGGCGGTGCAGATCCTAAGGCCGTTCTCGAGACGAGCATAGCGTCCGGCGATGCCATCGTTGCAGAGATGATTGATCCATCGAATAGATTAGTGCAGTCTGGATTAAAGAACGTTCGCTTTGACTCGATGTCAGTTGAGCCTGTGGCAGATTCAAACGACAATAGTATTGTGGTCAAGGTTGACTTTACAGCTATGGTGATAACGGACACGTCGTCGTGACGCGCCGAAACTGGTTCAATCGGGGGATTAAATAAATGGGCACTCTTTCCAACATCAAGGTTGAACCTTGCAACGTAAGCTGGAATGGAACAGACATCGGATTCATTGAAGGCGACCTCGAGATTGCATTCGAGGAACAGAGCGTTGATATCACCGCTCATCAAGAGGGCTCAAACGTTCTTGATAGCGTCAGGACGGGCAAGAGCGTTTCGCTGAGTACTGCCCTCAAAGAGAGTGCGCTGACTCAGTTGACGACTCTGCTCGAGGCTGGCGGCGCGACGTCTACCGCAGTTGCAGAGGTTTACACCATCACATGCGTTGCTGACGTGACCAACTCGCTCGATGGTAAATATTTCGTAGCGCGAACTCAAGGTGATGCCATCCTCCATCACGTTTGGTTTAACACCTCTGGCGGATCTGCTGTTGACCCAGCACCTGCCGGTTCTACTGCTGTCGAGGTTGCGGTTACGACCAATGCAACAGCAACGACTAACGCCGCTTCTGTTGCATCAGCCATGGACGCGCTCCCCGGTTACATCGCAACGTCAAGCGGCGCAGTCGTTACGGTTACGCTGGCAACTGCTGGCTTTGCAACGGACGCATCTACCGGCACGTCTACCTTTACGTTTGCCGTGACGACCAAAGGAACCGGCGCGCTCCCGGGTTGGGGTAATAGCAAGGACTTTACTGGGATGGTCAATCAAGCGAAGGCCCTGATTCTTCACCCTGTCGTGTTGGCTGCCTCAGACAAATCTCGAGATCTGAACTTCTGGCTAGCATACCCGATGCTTGAGTCGGTTTCATTCTCTGGAGAGAGCCCGGAGATGATCAACATTAGCTGGAAGATTTTCCCAGACACGACTCGTCCGGCAGCCATCCGCTTGCTCGGATACGGTAACGGCACCTAATGGAACTGAAGCTGAGTAGCCCGCAACAGATCAAGGTCGTCTACGGTGAAGCATCTTACATGGTATCTAAGCCGAAGATGGGCCAGCTTCTCGAATTCGAGAAGAAGAAGAACGAAATGGAAGCATCAAACGGCGGCATCAGCGAGGCCGTTGTTGCGTTCCTTGAAGTGCTCGGCCTTCCGCGAGAGGTAACGCTTGACCTTGACTCTGAGAATGTCGGTGCCGTGGTTGAGGCTCTGACTGCTGGAAAAAAAAACTAACTGAGCTTGAGTATCGTCAGGCTCGTTTGTGTCAGTTCTATGGATGGTCGCCTGGTGACGTTGCCGGGATGTACGAAGAAGAGGCTTCTGGGTATTGGTTGGCAATATCGACGATTGAGGCCCAACAAACGCTTTTAAAGCTCAGGCTGATGGATTGGCCAAACATGAAAAAGCAAGACCGACAGTCATGGCACCGCCAGCTTCATAAGGTCGCCTATCCAGAAACGCATTCCGGTAAAGAGCTCAGCACTAAAGACCTCGCTGCTCGCATCCAGGCGGCTGTGAATGGCTAACGAAATCGTAACAGAGCTCGTACTTGAGCTAAACAAGTTCAAGGCCGGGCTTGACGACGCGTCGAAACAGGCGAAGATTGCCGGCGATAAGTCGGGCAATAGTCTCGGCCAGGGATTCGAGTCTGGGTTTAGCAAGGCGGCGAGCTCTCTCTTAAAGACCATTGCAGTTATAGGCGGCGGGCTACTTGCTGCGTTCAGCATTAAGAAGGCAATAGAGCAGGCGAGTCAGCAGGAGGACGCCATCAATGCGATTAACGCCGCACTTGCTGCTAGCGGTAATTTCACGCGCCAGGCTTCGCTCGACTTCCAAGCTTATGCAGCGCAACTACAGAGCGTAACAACTGTCGCAGATGACGTCATCCTAAAGAACGCGGCGTTGCTCGCATCTCTCGGCGGGCTGAGTGGCGAGGGGCTGAAGAAGGCGACTAAGGCTGCGCTTGACCTCGCTGCTGGGCTTAACATCGACGTTGCCTCTGCATTTAACCTCGTAGCTAAGGCTGCTGACGGGAATGTCGGAGTGCTCAGTCGGTACGGCATCCGCGTGGCAGCGACAGGTGATAAGACCATGGACTTCGCTCGTGCTCTTGAGATCATGAACCATAAGTTCGGCGGGCTTGCTGAGTCCAAGGTCAACACATTCTCGGGCGCTCTTGCTCAGATGGAGAACACGTTTAGCGATCTGCTGAAAGAGTTCGGCAGGTTCGTCACGCAGTCGCCGCTTCTAATCGGCGTCTTCAAGATGATCTCGTCCGGGATTGTTGACGCTGTAAACGGCATCAAGTCTGCTGGCACTGCTGACGTCATCGGGAATCTGTCGCGCGAACTGAACAGCTTCGCGTTGTCTATAGTGCCAAAGGTCTTGCCGCCGCTCGAGCTGCTGATCAACATGCTCACCTCGCTCAGCTTTGTCCTCGTCGGAATGGCAGTGTCGCGCGCACAATTAGTGCACGGCAAGTTCGCCGAAGCATTCGATACCATTAAGCAGGCCATAACAGATGCTGGGGAAACGGTGTTCGACTTCAGCGGGACCATGAAGGTAGAAGAGTTTCTACAGAAGACAGACGAGTTCGTGAACTCATTCGCGACTAATTTAAATGAGATGGGTCCGGCCATGGCAAGCGCTACATCAGCGGTGATGTCGCAGCTTGCCGGCATTACCTTCTCGGGTGTTTTGGCATCAATGTCCGACGCAAAGAATAAGATAGTTGTCACATCAAACGAAATCGCAAAGCATCTCAATGGTGCTTTCGTTGGTGCTATTTCCAGTTCGTTCGCAGCACTTGGCGGGGCGCTGGCAACTGGGAAGAATGGTTTCGCTGAGTTCGGTAAGTCTGTCCTAAAGTCGCTTGGCGGTCTTCTGATGTACTTCGGCCAGATGTTAATCGCTATCGGCCTCGGGTTATCTACTGTCCCATTTCTTTTCGGCTTTCAAGGCCCAGCCGCTGTTATCGCAGGAATTGCGGCCACCGTTCTTGGCGGTGCCTTGCAGGCTCTCGGAGGTGGCGGCGGCGCGCCGGCAGGAGCTGGCTCCAGCTCAGGAGGCGGCATCACGTCATCGAGCGGAGGCAATATTTCTCCCGGTTCTGTTGAGACGGGTGCGCTGCTCGAGACAGAAAAGAAAGAGCCGACAACTACTGTGCATGTGAACGTGCAGGGCAACATCTTAGACCGGCGAGAGACCGGCCTTGCTATCGCGGACATTATCAACGAGACCTTTGGATCGAACGGTATCACGTTCGCAACGACATGAGCCTAACCACACACTCAGCATTCTATTACGGGTTCGCAGTTACCTCTGCGAATAACAAAATTAACTTCAACGAGGGCGCGGCAGAGCTGACTGCTGCCATTGCCGTTGGTGAATACTCGATGACAGGCTATGCGACTGCTGCTGCTGCTGCTCTGAACGTCGCAGGCGCGCTGACGTTCACCGTGACATTCAGCCGAGTTACTCGGATTATGACGATAGCCGCTGGCAGTAACTTCACGCTGCTGATTTCGTCAGGCGCTAACGCCGGGTCTTCCGCGTTTGCTACGCTTGGATTCAGCGGTGCCGATGTGACAGGTGCAGCGACCTACGCAGGTGGAACCGCTGTTGGCACATCATATAATACGCAGTTCATTCTGCAGGACCACATCGCGAGCGCTAATTTCGTCCGTGCAACAGATGCAACAGTGAACACATCCGCATCTGGCCGCGTTGAGGTGTTTAAGTTTGGTGACAGTCGCTTTGTGCAAGCCAATATTAAGTATGCGACTAACACGACTACTACTGCTGGGCCGGTGAGAAACAGCGCGACTGGCGTTGCAAAGTTGCAATCGTTTATGGATTATCTTATTACTAAGGGACCTGTTGAATATATGGCTGACGAGTCTTCGGTTGGTACATTCCAGACGCTCATTCTTGAATCTACGCCAGATGACTCAAAGGGCACTGGCTATACGCTCAAGGAGCTTTATGGTCAGGGTTTGCCAGGATATTTTGAGACCGGAACAATGAAGTTTCGCGTCCTAAGCTAAGGAAGGTTACCGAGTGTCAATTTCAAATGGCGTAGACGCAAATTCAACAAACTTTAATGCTGCGTTCATGTCACGCACCATCAACACAAACACGACCGGATCCATCACTGCTGGAACTAACTTTAAGCGGGCGGTTCAAGACGCGCTGACGGCATTCGCTACTGGCGGTCAATCGAGCGCAACGGCCATTACTAAAGATATTGCAGTGTTCTCCACTGTCGCAACTGCTGCCGACTCTGGGAAGCTCCCTACGAGCTCCGCTGGTCTTCACATCATCGTCTATAACCGCGGCTCTAACGCGATGGCGCTTTTCCCTGCGACTGGTGATGCAATCGACGGGCTATCAGCAAACTCTTCCATCTCCATTCCATCGGGTGATTCAATAGCGGCATCGTGTAGAGCCGCTGGTCAATGGATCACCGAGAGCTTTCAGTTCAACCTCGTCACGGTTCCAAATGGCGGGACAGGCGTGGCAACGCTCGCATCTAACGGCGTGCTGCTTGGGAGCGGGACATCTGCCGTCGCTGTTACTGCTGCCGGATCTGCGGATCAGGTTCTTCGCGTGCCTGGCGCTGGCGGAGCTCCTGCATTTGGCGCCGTGGATCTCACGAAGTCTGACGCCGTTACGGGGTCGCTCCCTATTGCAAACGGCGGCACGGGAGCAACGGCAGCAAGCACCGCGTTCAACGCGCTCAGCCCAATGACTACGTCGGGCGACATCATATACGGCGGTTCAAGCGGAGCGGGCACTCGACTAGCGAAGGGCACCAACACGCAGGTGTTGACCCTGGCCGCAGGTCTTCCGACTTGGGCTACTCCGTCGGCGGCTTCGGCCCTGCCTACGGTTCAGAAGTTTACCTCTGGGTCTGGAAACTATACAACTCCGGCGTCGACTCGTTACATCCGGGTCCGCATGGTCGGAGCAGGCGGCGGCGGCGGTGGGTGTGGGACCGCATCCTCGGGTAACGGCGCTGCGGGCGGAAACTCGACTTTCGGGACCACTTTGCTCGTAACAAATGGCGGCGGCGGCGGTCCGAACGGGAACAACGGGCCAGCCGGAGGGACTGCGTCTCTCGGATCTGGGCCGGTAGGAATCGCCTTAACGGGTGGCGGTGGCGGTGGGGCGGCGGCAACCACAGGGACCAACTTTGTCACGGTTGGCGGCATCGGCGGATCGTCTGCGTTCGGCGGCGGAGGCTCTAGCGGTTATACCGGCGTGGGTGGCGCTGGCGCGGCTAACTCAGGCGGTGGTGGCGGTGGTGCTGGGAACCAGCACACATCAACTCTAATTTCCGGCGCAGGCGGCGGTGCGGGGGGGTTTGTAGACGCGATCATCGTGCCGACAGCTTCTCAAGTTTTTGCTTACGTAGTCGGCGCGGGCGGAGCAGGAGGGACTGCGGGCACGAACGGATTCGCAGGCGGCGCGGGCGCTGCTGGTCAAATTCTAATCGAAGAATACTATTAAAAATGGCTCTGACTCTTACAGAGAACGCCATCAACGCGACGTCAGCGACGAACATTAAGCCATCGCTGGTGTTGCAGATCGAAGGCGTATCGACTCTCTACGGAGCGGTCACCATCCAGAAGTATATTCACGTCGGTGATGTCGGCCTGCTCGTCGACGGTAGCTGGTTAGTTGGCGGGCTTGGCTCTGTCATTGATCAGGAGGATCTCATCTCTCTTGATGGAACAGGAACGTCAATCACGCAGCAGTTATTACCTGATAAGGGCTCCGTTTCTTCGGCTTCAAGCGTATCGGTCCAACTCATAGATGCAGACAACTTACTCACACAACTAATCAGTCCGTCTATTGTGGTTGAAGACGTGCTAGGTCGAAACGCAAAGCTCTACATGGGCTTTCAAGGGACAGCTTGGCCTGACGACTTCGTGGAGATATTCCGCGGTTACATCGACGACATCATCAGCGGTGCCGGGTTCGTTCGACTGAACATCGTCCACCCTGAGAAGAAGAAGATGCAGGACGTCTTCACCAGGAAGGACGACGTATTATCTGCGGGCATTAACTCTGCCGTCACATCGCTCCCTGTCGTAAATGCGAACACTAAGTTTCTATTCCACTACGTCGGTCCTGATGGGTCGTTCAACTTTGTCGACTGCCAGCACTACGTCAGGATTGATGACGAGATCATCGAATATCTTGGGCTTACTGCCACGAACATAACCGGCGCTGTTCGTGGTTCTCTGGGCACCACTGCTGCGGCTCACAGCTCTGGCGCTAAGGTCACGTCATTCTATGCGTTCGAGGAAGACGTAGTGAACTTGGCGCTGAAGCTCATGCTCTCCGGGCCTGCTAACAAGACAGAACTAAACTTCAAGACCGGCGTTGTCATCAAGTCGTTTAACGTCATCGATGCATCGCTGACCGTTTCTAATGCGGTCTTCTTTTTAAACGTCAACATCTCCGAAGAGTACGGACTCACCGAGGGCGACTACATCCAGATTACAGGAGCGACTGACTCTGCGAATAACGACGTGACGCCCGGGTGGGCTGCGATCTCGTCCATCGTGGTTTCAGATACCGGATCTTATGCGGTCGTCTCTGGCGTGACGTTCACGGATGAGACAACGACGTCTGCAGTTGCAGGGTTCCGCAGCCGCTACGACACGTTTCCTGATGGGCTTGGAATGACGCCGGCTGAGGTTGACATCACTGAGCATAACCGCTGGCGCGATCTTCAGTTATCAGCGTTCAGCCTGCGCATCTATGTTCGAGATACCATCAATGGTAAAGAGTTCTTAGACAAGGAAGTCTATTCCCCTTACGGCGCATATTCTATCCCGCGAAAAGGCAAGTCCTCTATGGGCTTCCACATCGGCCCGCTTCCTACTGTAGATATTAAGATACTCGGGCAAGACGAGATCAAGAATGCGTCTAAGCTTCAGCTTCGCAGGACGACATCACGGAACTTCTACAACGCCATCGCATACAAGTTTGACGAGTCTGCGATCGAGGAAGGAAAGTTTCTATCCGGCGTGATCACGGTTGATGCAGACTCGCAGTCTCGCATTCCGGTAGGCAATGCAGTATTTACGATAGAGAGCCGCGGCATTAGGACGAACCTGTCTGGCGTTGCGAATACTGCGCTAGCTGCCGCACGTCGGCTGAACCGTTACAAGTTCGCGGCTGAGTCGATTGATAATGCCGAAGTGTTCTTTGGCGACGGTTTCAACCTCGAACCAGGTGACTTGCTCATCGTCGATTTTGACGGGCTCCAGGTATCTAACAGCTCAGACGGCACGCGTGAGAAGCCTGAAAAGTTCTACGAAGTGACAAATAAGCGTCTCGACCTAAAGACTGGCAACGTGAGCCTGACGCTGCTTGATACGAACTTCACCGCGGGCGAGCGCTATGGCCTGATCTCTCCGAGCTCCGTCGTCGCGACTGGCGGGCTTACGACGTCTGTCATCCTGCAGGATTCCTATGGTGCGATCTTCCCCGGCAACGAGAAAAAGAAGTGGGCTGATTATGTCGGGCTTCCTGTACTAGTTCACTCTGCTAATTTCACATTCTCGGAAGAGGTTACGTTCACTGGCTTTGACGCAGGTAACCCATACAAGATGAACTTCGATGCAGCAACGCCGCTCTCTCTCGCAGCAGTAGCGGGTCAGATCGTAGACATTGCTCCGTATTCAACGAACACAGACCCGTCAGTCAATCGCCTATACAAGTTGATCCACGCGCACCAGAGCCCGCGTGTGGCCGTAGTGTCTGGATCGTCCAGCACTGTCTTTGTCGTAAGCGCAGGGAACGCGGGCAAGTTCATCGTCGGAGCATATGTCCGCGTTCACACGACAACGTTCACTGACTTCTCGCCAGAGGTTAAGGTTTCGATTGTGTCTGGTACGACGATCACAGTTGCCGCGACTCTCGGGTTTACGCCATCGAGCAGCCACTGGGTTTCATTCATCGGCTTCGCAGACAGTGAACAAACTTACAGATTCATCTAGTAGACAAATCGGTCTAAGATCGAATAAGAATTAACAGGGGACACAATGACTGATCTGTCAGACGAGCGGGCGCTAATTCAGACCGAAGAGACTTCCTTTCGTTTCGCCGTCTCAGAGTCGCTCGCGCAGAAGCTTGGCAAGTCAGCCAACTTCATCTTGAATAGAAACTACCAAGAGAAGGCATTCAGGATCAACGGCGGATACAACACGCTCACCCTCCCATTCAATCAGATCGACGGGTACGCATTCTTTCAGTATAACGCACTGATACTGGATGCGTGGTTGTATGTGCAGACGGCCGGCAGCGGCGGGACCACAGAACTTGACATTAAACTAGCGACATCGTCTGGCGGCGCATTCTCTACCATCTTCAGTACAACGCCTAAGATCACTTCGGCGGCAGGTAATAACAAATTTATTCACGTCGGGTCTGTTATCGCTAACACGACAGCGCCAGTGCTCAGTACGACGAACGTCGACGCAGGCAGCGCCATTCGCTGCGACATCATTGCTGCACAAACAGGAACGGTAGACGGCTGCGGATTAGTCATCCATTATCGGCCACGCTGATGCGTCGCGTCACAATAACAGGGAGATCACATGGCATCAGTAGGCAAGTCTTTTAACATCACGGCTGCCGTCGACTTTGGCTCCAACTTGTCCAGCAATGCGAACGCATACACTGCACCCGCCACTGGGTATGCAATCGTTACGCTAGCTGTTGAGGCCGCAGGCGATGCTGTTAGGTTTCAGGTGGGCGGTCGTAGTATGTTTATTACCGCTGCCGGCGGTGCTGGCCTGCAAGCTGCTTATGGGGTCTATGTCGGACCCGGTAAAGCCGTCAGCTTTTCTAACAACACATCTTTGGCATCAGTTTTTGTAGTCGGCGTTGAGTTCACAAACACCTAGCTGTGCTGTGGATCGAGCGGCTACCGTGGGACATCATCAATGCCGCGGCGACATCTCACGGGCTTGACCGTCGCTGGATTGCAGCGATCATCCAGAAGGAATCAGGCGGAGATACGTGGGCAGTTCGCTATGAGCCTAATTGGAAATATGAGTTCCACACGCTCGAGATGGCCAAGAAGTCACGCACGACCGTAGACACACAGCGCCAGCTGCAGAAATTCAGCTATGGACTAATGCAAGTGATGGGTACCGTCGCATACGAGCTCGGCCTTCGCGAAAACCCTATGAAGCTTTGCGCTGACCCAGAACGCGGCGTGCTCTATGGTTGCCTGATACTCGCGCGCCTCAAGAAACGATACCCGCTTTATGAGGATATATTCTCTGCATATAACGCGGGGAGCGCCATCAAGATCAATAACGGCATCAGGATCAATCAACTCACCTATGTGAATCCTGTGCTATCGCTTATCAAAGAACTAGGAGAAGCTGGAAAATAACAATCTAACTCAGGGGGGTTCTATGCTCGATTCTATTCTTAATTTCGTGGCTCCGGCCTTAGCTTTCCTAGCTTCCAAGTACGGGCCTATCGGCGAGGCGTTCGGATACATCGTATTATTTGGCATTCCGCTTGTGTCGATCCTCATTGAGATCGCAGAGACCGCGGCAGCGCTTACGAAGTCGGCGAGCGATGATGCGGCTGTTGCAGACGCTAAGACTAAGTGGGCTAAGGTCGTCAAGACTCTCGAGTTCCTGCCACACGTCAACCTACCGCTCGCGCCGATCTTCCTGAAGATCCTCGCCATTGCCGGCAAGGTCTTGTCTGCGCTGAAGAGCTTGAAAGAGTAAACGCCCGGGCATATGGGAAAGCTAATCGGGGGATGGCTGCGGCTCTTGACCGTCATCCCCTGGTTATTGCCCATAGTGGGATATGCGCTAAGTGGGCTGATGTCGATGTTCAGGCGATGGCGCGATGATCGGCTGAGTCGGCAGCTATCTGCGGCTCTCTTGAAAGCCAAGGCCACGAAGGACACCTCCGATGTTGAGAATCTCTTTCGTTAGCGTCTGCATTTTCTTAACCGGCTGCGCGGTTATGGCACCGCCGAAGTGGCGCGGAGACATCTATGCTGGCGACCATGAGACACTATCCATTCGCAGAGCCCAGGCTAACCAGCGGGTTTCGTGCATAGATCCAGAGTTCAACGACTACATCTGCATGACCGGCGAGTCATTCAGATCGTTTGTGGACACCTACGTAATCGGCTGTGTAAAATGGAAGAAGGGCGGCGAGACAATGACGCTAGCCGAGGCCGAGACACTCTATAAATTATACAGGGTCGTTGAAGATGGGGAGTACATTGTCGAACCAACACAAGATACCCGACTGGATAACAGTGAGCACAGGGATTATTCTGACAAGCGTTAGCGGTGGGACTATCGCGACTGCGTGGGCTTACTCAACGTTCGCTGAAAAGGGATCGGCCGAGGGACACATAGAGCTCATCAAGGGCAGCATCGAGAAGCGACTGGACAGGATCGATGATAAGCTTGATGCGCTTCTAGCTGAGAAGCGCAGCACTAGGCGGTAGGTCATTCCATCCCATACCTAACCAGCCCGCGAGAAGCGCGCCAGAAAATCGTGCTCTCTACTGGCTGCGCTCTGCGTGGCTTGCGTACTGCGTCTGAAATGTACTTGGCTCCCTTGCACGGCTCACACCGGCACCCGTAGTTGTAGCGAGTGGTTGTACCGCACTCAACGCGTGACTGCTTGATCTTTTCTTCATTTGTTTTCTTCATAAAAAACTCATCGTCCATTCAGCGCTTCTGCTGGCACCCGTGTCTTCTGCCCGATGGCAACATCAAACTCTTCGCGGAATAAGAGGCCAGGTATCACGGCGCCTGCTTTGTGCGCTGCGACCGCTGCCTTCTCATTGATGGTGATTATCAAGAACTCTTTCGGCACGAGGTTGATGTCGTCGACATCGCAGATCACCTTCCGCCGTGTATTCTTGATCCGCTGCTGATCGATGTCCCAGCGCGCCTGCTCCTGACTCGCTTTGAGCTGCGCGGCTTCTATGCGCTGGCGCTCTGCGAGCTCGTCCACCGCTGACGGTTGATCGCTTCCGAAAAGATCCGCGGCCTCCACTGCATCCATGGGTTCCATCGCCTGTTCAGCGGCGAGCTTAGTGCGCTCATCCTCTTGCCGGCGACAGAGTTCCGCGGCCTCAGCCCGGCGCTGGACGTCAAGCCGCTGCTGTTCCGCGCGACGGATCATCTCCTGTTCAGTCGCGAAGCGATTCAGTTCTCGTTTGATGTGGGCTTCAGCGTCATCGAGCGGCGCGACAATAAACTTCACATATTCATTGATGCGCTTAACCTCGTCATTTAGCGGCCCTACTAACTCTTTGCGTTTGGCATCAACCATGTTCCATAAAGACTTCAATCGCTTCGCAGTCTCCACTGCGTCGCTGCTTGATTTGAAATCTGTTACGACGAGAGTCTTCACTGGCGAAACAAACTGCGCAATCTCCGCCTTTAGTGGCTCAAATTTAGATAGCTCTGTGCTCATGACTTCACTCCTCTTGTTCGCTTCTGATGTTCTATAACTAGCTGGTCCCGAAGTATTTCCATCTCATCCATCGTCAGCATCTTTTTGTCTTTTCTGAATTCTTCGTGGCACCACTGACCCAGATCTTCATTCGTGATGTTCATGAGCTTCGCGGTCTTCATGATGTCGATGGCCAGCGCGACGCGGGGATCAGACTCTTTTGACGCTGGCTTAATGACCACCGTCGCGGCGAGGCTCGGCTTCTGCGGTATTAGGTTCGGCGCGGACTTCGCCGCGGGGCCGGGCTCACCGCGTTCCGCCTGATCCATCTCATCGCTCGTGTAGAGTCCTGATAGCTCATGCGGGAAGGCCCGGCGCAGAGCCAGAGACTCCGCGCACTTTCCGATCATGAGTTCGGGCATGCGCTCCCAGAGGCCCATAAGATTTCCATCCTGGAATCGCTGCGCGTAGCCATCGAATCTAGCCACTGCCCATAGCGGCTCTTTGAACCCAGCGTGGAGAACGCCGACCTTCGCCGCGCTCGGCGGTTCACGGTCAAGCCAAGCGTCTTTCCATGTGCCATCACCGCCGCACCAGAACGGCCCGAGCTGTCCAGCATAATTCCCTGTTCGTTCGGCGATCAGGCGGAATCCGTCGATCGAGGTCTGCGTCTGGTGGACGTCTCGACCGGCCTTCTTATCGTATCGCGGCACCGAGTAGATCTGGCGATTGAATGGGTCGAGCTTAGTGCGCTGGCACTGCCATAAAAACATTTTCAATTCGTCGTCGGTAGCGCCCTTGCATATCTGGCGTTTGATAATGTCGACCTGCTCAGTGCTGAATTGAATTTCTGACGTCGATGACGCTATTGTCGGCGCGCTGGCTACTGCTGTTTCGTTCGGGTTCGACATCGTTACTCTTTCGTTTCTGCGTAGAAAATTAGGGTCAAGAAATGACTTGCGTCGGTATCGAATAGATATACATTCATGGGCATGAAATCAACTAATAAAAAACAGCTTAAAACGTGCGGCGTTTACCTCCGCTTAACGCCAGTAATGAAGAAGATCATGGTATCGGCATGCAAGGAGCTCGGCTGCTCGTATGGTCAGTTCGTAGCTATTTCGTTGCGCTCATATGCACGCAGAAGGAAGCCTGGGGCGGTGATCTTTGGTGAATGAAAGAATACTTCTCTACTCTCTTTTCCTTGCAACGCTTATCGTGTTTGTATTTGTATTTCGCTAAATGCGGCGAGGACTCATTGACTACAGGAATGTGAAGCGCGTTGAATTAGATGGCCGCTCTTTTCAGAGCAAGGGCGAGGCGCAGGGATATCTCTGGTTGAAGGCTGACGAGCAGGCCGGCAACATCTCCAACATCAGATGCCAGACGCAGGTCGCGCTGCTCGACGGGCCGCAGAATATGCGCGTCATTTACAGGCCCGACTTCGTAGTGTTCGACCACAAGCTGCAATGCGACGTGTGGATAGAAATCAAAGGCTTCGAGACAGACGTATGGAAGATCAAACTCAAGCTCTGGCGGCACTTCGGCCCAGGGCGGCTCAGGATCTATAAAGTCGGGTGGGGTAAACTCGTGTTTGACGAGGAAGTCATTCCTAAGATTTAATCAGAGCATGAATCTTTTCATGCTCTTACTTGTCGTCGTTCCTTCTTTATTCGCCATCTCCTGCGGTAAGCAGCTACACAGCGGGCCTGACGAGCTGACTGCCTATGTTGAGGAATTCCAGGCTGCCGGCGCGTCGGTTAATCGACCCATTCAGGTTGGGCAGATCAAACTTAAGCTCGTCAAGTCTCTCGATCAATATGGGGCTGCTGTTGCAGGGTACTGCGACCGCACGAAGACTCCGCCAGAGGTGCTGATATTAAAAGCTCGCTGGGCTGGCTTCGGCGAAGTCGAGCGCGAAATGCTGATATTCCACGAGCTCGGGCACTGCGTGCTGGGCCGCGAACATCTCGGACTAGTTAACCCGGTGAACCGATTGCCAGTAAGCCTGATGTTCCCGGGCATGATTCCGGCCGCGATTTACTCTGCCGCACGCGGTCATTACATCTACGAGCTGTTCTGGAATAGACCGGCGCTCATGACGCTTGTTCAGTGATCTAGCGCAGCTGCTTCAGCGCCGCTCTCACTGCGCCCTCGGTCACGCCGAGATGGTCGGCTATCTCTCGGAATGTCATCCCATTCTTACGCAGCTTCGCTGCTTTCGCGTAGTCGAATTTTCTCGGCGCGCCTTGGGTCGGCTGGTAGCCGCATTTGGGGCATTTCACTGTATGACCCCCCATCCATAGCCGCCGCCGCTGCCTTCGCCGCTTCCGTCAATTACCCCAGTCATGACTCTGCCAGCTCATCCCGGAACCGTTCACCCCACGAACGACTCGGCGAATCCTTGAGTCTGTCGAGAACTTCAGCGACTGACATCTTAGATGTGAGGGGGATGCGTTGCTGTTTAGCCCACAATGTCGCCCCTGCACGACAAGCTCCCGTGATGATGCTGAAATCTGACAGCGTCACGTTGCCAGATTCCCTGACGCGCGCCAGAGCCTCAGCCCTTCCAGATCCTGGATTCTGTTTTTCCTTGGCCGCCGTGACTGCGTCGCGGAATGATTCGCCGTGAGCGCAATACGGCGTATTTTCAAGTGTGACGAACCACGTTTCGCCGTCTTGTGTTTTAATTACCTCGCACGCATGACCCTCACGCATAAAAACTCGTGGCGGACCGTCTGCTTCAAGCTCTAAGCCGTCCCTGAATATTATCACTGTATGATCTCCCATCCTTCGCCGCTGCCTTCGCCGCTGCCGCTGAAGCTGCCGCTGCCGTAGCCGTAGCCGCTGCCGATGCCGCTGCCGCTGCCGTTGCCGTAGCCGTAGCCGCTGCCGCTTCCGCTTCCGCCGCCGCCGCCGCTGCCGAATCCGCCGCCGCTGCCGTTGCCGTAGCCGTAGCCGCTGCCGCTTCCGCTTCCGCTGCCATAGCCTTCGCCGTTGCCGTCGCCGTAGCCGTTGCCGTCGCCGTAGCCATGGCCGCTGCCTTCGCCGCTTCCGTCAATCATTTTGACTCGTAAGCGAGCACGCTCTTAGCAGCAGCAGCAGTCATCTCAGCAATTTCCAATCCTTGGCGATTGACAATAACCACGCGCGCGAGCATAGCGCCGACTTGATGCTCTTTGCCTGCAATGAGCCCGTTCGCCGCCACGTCGCTGACCGAGCCGGACTTGTCGCGGGTGTATACGCGCCAGAGCCTACGCGCTGACGTTAGCACGACGGTCTGTGTCGCCGCATCGAATGACTCCACGGTGCCGGCGTGTACTCCTGCAATAGATGCGCGGACAATTACAGACGCTCCAATGATGCTTCTCTTTTTCATTTCATTTTCCTTTTTTTGTTGTTGGACCAGGTACAAAGACGCTGACGAGTTCGCGTCACGCTCTGCTGCGCAACCGCTCCGACTGCGGTTCGGCTTATCTGTAGCCATTACACAAGCCTGTGTGGTTCCTGTCCAGGCGCGAGAAGCGTCCCACCCAGGTCGCGATGAATCGCTCCGCACGCCTGTCACTCTATGATCTCCCATCCATAGCCGCTGCCATAGCCTTCGCCGCTGAAGCTTCCGCTGCCGTTGCCGTCGCCGAATCCGCTTCCGATGCCGCTGCCGCCGCCGTAGCTGCTTCTGCTTCCGCTGCCGCTTCCGCTGCCGCTGCCGCCGCCGCTGCCGCATCCGCC